GCTTCAATAACTCTCCAAAAGGTGCAAATCAATCCAAATCAGTTCAAAACGGACATACAACAATCCACGTTGATGCTGATTCACCCTTTATTAGTCCAGGTCAGCCGGGGGCTAATTGAAGAAGGCAATTAAAGGGGCAACCAAGCCGCGTTTGCAGAATGCGCCGCTTAAAGGCAAGACCAGATTGCCGGAAGTCAAGAAGTTTCTTGATGATCTAAAGCTAGAGCTACTGCCTTGGCAAGAATATGTGCTTAAAGACTTGCTGGCAGTAGATAAGGCTGGCAAGTGGCGTAGAAAGACAAGTTTGTTGTTAGTAGCACGTCAGAATGGCAAAACACACCTAGCGCGCATACGTATCTTGGCTGGCTTGTTTGTTTTTGGCGAAAAGAATATAGTGGCTATGTCATCTAACAGGGGTATGGCCTTAGATACCTTTCGCAAGGTAGTTGAGGTTATTGAGGATAACCCAATGTTGATGGCTCAAGTAAAGCAAATCCGCGTGGCCAATGGCCAGGAATCAGTAGAGCTTCTTAATGGGGCTCGGTATGAGATAGTCGCGGCAACAAGAGATGGCAGCCGTGGTAAGACGGCGGATTTGCTTTACATTGATGAATTACGTGAGATTGATGAAGAATCTTGGACAGCTGCTAAGCCAATTACTAGAGCAAGGCCAAATAGTCAGATATTTATGACTAGTAACGCCGGGGATGCCTATTCCAGCGTACTTAACGATTTACGATCACGTGCTTTGTCATACCCACCTGCCACAATGGGATATTGGGAATATAGCGCGGATGATTTTGCCAAGATAACCGATAAGAACGCCTGGTATCAGGCCAACCCAGCATTGGGATATTTAATTGATGAACAGACCATTGAAGAAGCTATTGCCACATCTAGCGTGGAAGCAAGCAGAACAGAAACGCTATGTCAATGGGTTTCAGCCTTAAAATCTCCTTGGCCTTATCGCGCATTTGAGGATTTGGGCTTTGCTGAGTTAAAACTAGAGCCTGGCAGGCTGACTATATTTGGCATGGACATATCGGTGAACAAAAAGATGGCAAGCCTAGTGGCAGGCCAAATTATGGATGATGGCAAGGTTGGTGTAGGCGTAATAGCCCAGTTTGAAAGCCAAGTAGCCATAGATGAACTTAAAATGGCTATTGAGGTCAACGATTGGGCAAGACAGTACAAACCCAGAATGATTTGTTTTGACAAATACGCAACAATGAGCGTAGCTGAACGATTAAGCCAATCAGGCCATAAAATCCAAGATATGTCTGGAACTGTGTTCTATCAGGCTTGCTCTGATCTCTATGATGCTATTGTAAATAGCAGATTAGTTCACGCAGGCCAGCAAACCCTTGTGGATAGCATGAATAACTGTGCAGCTAAAGAATCGGATGCTGGATGGCGTATTGTGCGCCGTAAATCTGCTGGGGATGTGTCTGCTGCCATCTCATTAGCCATGGTGGTGCATCAATTGCTGAAGCCACAAAGCAAGCCACAAATCTATGTCTGAAATGGTAGAAATGTCTGATTTGTGTGGTATCCTTAAACGATGGGTCTATTAGATCGTTTTCGCCCTGCAAAAATAGAGGCGCAACTTGCACCGCCGTTAATGACGGATTCTTTTAATTATTTTCTCCCATTAGCATTTAATCCAGTTGGTCGTGAAGAAGCTATATCCGTGCCTTCAGTAGCCAGGTGCAGAAACCTTATTGCAGGAACTATCGCAACATTTCCGCTTTGCTTATACAAGAAAAGCACAGGCGAAAAGTTAGGCAAGCCACTATGGCTAGAGCAACCAGCATCAGCACAACCAATATCTGTAACCTTAGCTTGGACAGTAGATTCACTATTATTTTTTGGTGTTGCATATTGGCGCGTAACTGAAACTTATTTTGATGATGGCAGACCTGCAAGATTTGAATGGATTGCACCTGGTCGCGTGTCATTTGATAGCGATCCTGTAACACAATACATTACACGCTATTACATTGATGGCAAAGAAGTTCCAATGTCTGGCCTTGGCTCTTTGATTACATTCCAAGGTTTAGATGAAGGCGTTTTAGCACGTGGGGCAAGAACATTAAGAGCTGCAATTGATTTGGATAAATCTACAAGCGTTGCAACTGCCACACCAATGCCTTCAGGTGTCATTAAGAACACCGGAGCAGATTTAAGCAAGGAAGAAGTAGATGCCATATTGGCAGCTTGGAAGTCGGCACGATCACAGCGCGCAACAGCCTATCTGACTAGCACTTTAGATTACGTGCCGACCAGTTTTAGTCCTAAGGACATGGGCTATGTTGACTTAATTCAAAATATGTCAACACAGGTAGCACGTTTGATGAATGTGCCTGCATATTACATTAGTGCAGATATGAACAACAGCATGACCTATGCCAACGTGCAAGATGAACGCCGTCAGTTTGTTTCTTTATCACTAGCGCCATTTTTACACGCTATTGAAGGCAGACTAAGCATGAATGACATTACAGCATCAACTAACATTGTTAAGTTTGATGTTGAGGATGCTTTCTTGGCTGTCAATGCTATTGAACGCTTAACTGTGATTGAGAAAATGCTTTCACTTGGTTTAATTACAGTAGAACAAGCCATGGAAATGGAAAACCTATCACCGAATGGAAATGAAAATGCACCTAACATTTACTAGCGATTTAGAATGCTCAATTAGTGAGCGCACCATCTCTGGCAAAATTGTGCCGTTTGATGGCGAGATTGGGCAGACATCTGCTGGCAAAGTTGTGTTTGAAAAAGGATCAATTGAGATTCCTGACAGCCCTAAGCCAAAACTTTTGCTAGAGCATGATGCAAAAAAGCCAATTGGTCGCATGGTGTCTTACAGAGAAGATGAAGATGGCATGTATGCCACATTTAAGATTAGCAACACGACACGCGGAAACGATGCGTTAATTGAAGCATCTGAGCAACTACGTAGCGGTTTATCAGTTGGCGTTGAAGTCATTGATGGCAAGCGCGATGGTGGCGTATATCGTGTCCTAAAAAGTTCCATGTTAGAAACAAGTCTTGTTCAAGCTGCTGCGTTTAAGAGCGCGGAAGTTTTGAGCGTTGCTGCATCTGAAGATGATGCTGCAAAAGAAATAACAACCCAAAACGAAAGCGAGGCCGTTGTGGAAGACACAACAAACGCCGTAGCCGTTGCGCCTGAGGTTGAAGCCCCTGCGGTGGAAGCTTCGCGCCCAACAGTTACAGCACCAATTTATGCCAAGCCACGTTTAGAGTTCACCAAGGCTAAATACCTTGAGAACACCCTACGTGCAAAGTTCCTTGGCGATGAAGAAGCAGCGATGTATGTCCGCGCTGCCGATAACGAAACAACAACTGCTCCTGGCATGGTTCCAACCCGTCAGCTAACAGAAGTTATCAATCCACTATCAAATGCAGACCGCCCTTACGTTGATGCAATTTCAAGAGGCACACTACCTGATGCAGGTATGACATTTGAGATTCCAAAAATCACAGCAGTTCCAACTGTTGATCAAATTGATGAGAATCAAGCAATTGCAGATTCACAACTAACCGCTTCATATCTCAGCGTAGATGTCAAGCCTTTTAAGGGTCGCGCAATTACTACTGTTGAACTTATTGATCGTTCAAGCCCTGTTTTCTTTGATGAGCTTGTTCGTCAAATGGAATTTGCTTATGCAAAAGAAACTGATGGCTTTGTCCAACAGGGTCTTGCATCAGGTGGAGTTCTAAACGCAACTGCAACAACTGAAGACAAAGACGGATTGCTTACCTTTATCTCAACTGCAGCAGCAGCAATCTATAAGGGAACACTAGGCTTTGCACGTAATCTTGTAGTATCCCCAGAACAATGGGCAAAGATTATGTCTTATAACGATGGTGGCCGCCCAATTTATATCGCAGCTAACCCACAGAATGCTGGTGGAGCTATTTCTCCAGATTCAGTTCGTGGAACAGTTGCAGGTCTAAGCCTTTATGTAGACCGCCTAAACACCGGAACAGGAAATACTGGACTAGGTGATTACTCAATGGTTGCAATCAACCCAGATTCATATCAATGGTTTGAATCACCACGCTTCCAGCTTCGCACAAACGTAAACAGCGATGGCACAATTGACTTGCTGTATTACGGATATGGTGCATTAGCTACCAAGGTTGGCGCTGGTGCAAACTGGTTCAACAAGTCCTGATCTAACTAACTAGATCGTAGAGTTACCCCGGCGCACAGCCCTTGCGCCGGGGCTAACATTAGAAAGGAAAGACAATGCCTGCAACATACGTAACTGAAGCTGAACTGCGTAGCGCACTTGGCATTGGTGCTTTATACAGCTCAGCAGTAGTGGAAGAATGCTGCCAAGCTGCTGAAAATATAGTTAAAGATAAACTGTGGTTTAACGACCAATCAGTTACCGCTTTAGAAGGATTTGGCAGTTACGGCAAAATATTTCTTGCAAGCACAGCAGACCAATTCTATGTTGGTCAAGTTGTAACAGTAGAAAACGTGCGCCAGCATTTCAATGGCAATAGAACACTAACTGCTGTTAATGGACATTCACTAACTTTTGATTTAGGGCAACCTGTAACAGAGCCTTACCACCAAGTAGTTCCTTATGGTCGCGTTTATGCATCTACTAACATTGATTACGAAACTTTACCTGAAGTCAACTTAGCATCACTAATGATTGCTGTTGACATTTGGCAGGCTCGGCAAGCTTCAAACGCTGGCGGTATATCACCAGACTTTCAACCTTCGCCGTATCGCATGGGCAATACCTTAATGGCACGTGTTCGCGGTTTACTTGCGGATCACTTAGCACCGGGCGGTCAAGTAGGATAATGTCAGCAATCTCTACCCTACGAGGAACAATCGCGGCTGCGCTAACTGACAATACGGCGTGGCAGGTGTTTTCCTTCCCACCTGCCACACCGCTTGCTAATAGCATTGTGGTGCAGCCTGATGATCCATACATTGAGCCAAGCAATGACCATTACAAAGCAATTAAGCCTAAAGTTAATTTCAAGCTGATAGTGCTAACCCCTATGTTTGATAACCAAGGCAACCTAATTAACATTGAAGATTATTACCTGAATATAGTAAACAAGCTGGAAGCATCATCAATTGCATACTCAATTGGAACTTTCAGCGCACCAGCAGTCTTAACCGGAACAGCAGGCGATTTGCTATCCGGGGAAGTATCAATCAGCGTTCTATCCGATTGGAGCTAAAACATGGCTGATGTAGACAAAGAACGCGAGGCTTTCCTTGCCAAAATTGGCCAAGTAGAGCTAAGCGAAAAAGCACCAAAACCAACAACTAAGAAAGATGAGGAATAGCAATGGCTGTTTTTCTTAATAACAAAGTTGGTCTTAAGATTAACGCTGTTGATCTGAGCGACCACGTAACAAGCGTTACACTTAATCAGGCAGCAGATGAGCTTGAAGTTACCGCTATGGGCGATACAGCTCACAAGTTTGTTAAAGGCTTGGAATCTGGAACGCTAACTGTTTCATTCTTGAATGACACAGCAGCAGCAAACGTAATGGCAACCCTTCGCGCAGCTTTTGGAACAACTGTTGCAGTAAAAATGCTTCAGGAGAAACTAACTGCTGTCGGTGCAACCAATCCGCTTTACACCTTTGATATTTTGGTCAATAACCTGACCCCAATCAATGGTGGCGTTGGCGATATTGGAACACAGGACATCACCTTTACGCTAAACTCTGTTGTAACGATAGCCGACACCGGCACGTTCTAATTTAACAAAGGGGCAAAGATGGCAAGTCTTAAAGTTGTAAGGGCAGATGGCACGGAAAGTATCCATGAGATAACACCTGCTGTTGAATATGCTTTTGAGCAGTATGCTAAGAAAGGCTTTTACAAGGCTTTCAGAGAAGATCAAAAGCAGAGCGATATTTATTGGCTTGCTTGGGAGTGTCTGCGTAGAGCAGATGCGCCAGACGTATTTCCATTTGGGGATAAGTTTCTAAGCACTTTGAAGGCTGTTGAAGTTCTTGGTGATGATTCCCCAAATGGCTAACGCGTGATTCCTATACTTACAGAATAGCCCAGCTATCTGTTCATACAGGAATTGCGCCTAGTGAGTTTATCAATATGGATAGAGGTATGTTAAACGCTATTCATGAGGTTTTAAAGAAACAAGCGGAAGATAGGAAAAATGCCAGTAGAGGTAAAAGGGGTCGTAGAGGCTAGAAAGATACTGCGTAAACTAGCCCCTGAAACCTTGAAGGCATACAACGCACAAATTAGTGCGTTGTTGAAAGATATTGTTAAGTCAGCGCGTAATGATGTTCCAGGCACAATAGAAAACTTGTCTAGGTTCAATTATCCTGGCTATGAGCGCAAAAGCAGAACGGGTCGCAATCGCGCCTTCCCAAGCTTTGAATCAAACGTTGTAAGACGTGGCTTGACTTATTCTTTAGCCAAGAGCAGAGCTAATAGATCAGGTTGGGCATCGCTCGTATCTTTGTTAAACAAGTCGGCAGCAGGTGCAATTATTGAAACTGCTGGAAGGCAAAACCGCTACGGCAGCTCAGAAAGTAAATCTAACAATCCTGATGCTGGCAGATGGTTTATTGACAACCTAAATAATGGCATTGGCGATTTAGCACAGACAGGCAGAACAAGTAAGACCGAAGGTAGATTAGTAGGCCGTAACTTAGTTGAGGATCAAGGCAAGGTTCAAGGCACAATCCTTAAAGTATTGCAACAAATAACAGCCCAGGCCAATGCTGAGATAGCGAGGTTGCCACGTGGCAATTAATTTTCCAATAGTTACAACCTTTGATGACAAAGCCACAAAGAAAGCCGATAAGGCTTTTGGTGCTTTAGGCAGAAAGTTTGCTGCTGTTTTCTCGGTAGCGGCAGTAATTAAGTTTGGTAAGGAATCTGTTAAGGCATTTCAGGAAGCTGAGAAGGAAGCAGCTTTATTACGATCTCAATTAGAAGCCATCAACTTAGGCTTTGCATCGCCTTTAGTCAACGAATACATTGACAATCTAGCATTGTTAAGTGGCGTTACCGGTGGAGATTTAACTAATGCTTTTGTGTCATTATCGCAAGCAACTGAGGATGCTACAACAGCACAAGAATTGCTAAGCACGGCGCTGGACATAAGCGCAGGCACAGGCAAAAGTTTGCAGAGCGTTACTAACGCTTTACAACGTGCCTATAAAGGCGAAGTTACATCATTAGCAAAATTGCGTATTGGCTTTACAGCAACAGAACTTAAAGGCAAAAAGTTTAATGATGTTTTAGATGAATTGAATGAACGTTTTACAGGTGCATCTGCTAGAGCTGCTGATACTTATGCTGGCAAAATAGCTAGGCTTAAAGAAGCCGTTGACCAAGCGCAAGAAGCATTTGGCAAAGGTTTAGTAAGTGGCATAGAAGAATCAGGGCAAAGCATAGAGGATTTACAGCAAGACATTATTAACCTAGGTGAAGCATTAGGCGGTTTGGCTGCCGATGTTAACAATTTTGCAAGCGATACTATTGCTGCTTTTGATCGTATTGGCAAAAGCGCAGCAGTTCAAGGCTTGCTAGATGTTTTTGATGCTCTAGTTAGAGGCGTTGGCTTTGTAATTACTGGTGAATTAGTGCCAAGTATGGATCAAGCCACAGCCCGTCTTGCTGGTGAGGAAAGACGTAAAAATGAGGAATCAAATCGTGCAGTTCTAAGAACTAGAAGTCAATTAATTAGAGCTGAAAAAGAAATAACAAAGAACAAAAAAGAGCAAGAAAAGTTAACTGATAAAGAGAAGAAGAACGCGCTTGCCATAGCCAAGGCTAAGGCTGTATTTGACATAGAGAAGATACAAATTGAAGCGGCGTTACAGGGCAAGATTACTGAGGAAGAACGCACACGCTTACTGCTTATGAAGGCTATCTTGGCTGAGGATGGCGCAACTGCCACAGCCCTTGCAGAAAAGTTAAAAGAGATACAAAAACAAACAACTGATCTTGCCACATCTTTAACTAACTTAAAGGCTGGCAATCCATTCTCAGAATGGGATGGGTATTTTGCTGCTGCAAAGAAAAACTTACAAGATTTATTTACAACTTTAAACAACCAACAACAGGCTTTAAATGCTTTGACAACAGGCATAACAACTAGCCGTGCAACAGCTAACCAAAATGTGCTATCCGCTAAGACAGATAAAGCAACTGCCTACGCTGAAGCAGCAAGAGCATCCAGAGAAGAAGCTGAAATGCTGCAAGAAGAAGCCAAGAGCAATGAGATATTGCAAGATGCAGCCGCCGTTCTTACAGAAAGCCTTGCAGCAGCAGACTTAGCAGCAGCTTTAGCTGGACTAGAATTAGCCAATGAGTATTTAAATCAATCTATTGAAGCTGCAACAAGCCAAGGTTTGATTCCTGAAGTGAATGTAAATGTAACGCTAGAAGGCACAGGAATCTTTGCTGAAGATTTGGCTGAAGTCATAACAGACATTCAATACAATTATCAAAAGACAGGCAAAGGATTATTGCTGCAAAGTAGGGCAATTTAATGCCAGCACCACAAATCCGTGTCTTTGTTGACTTTGATAGTGATACTGCTTTTGAAATTAACCCTTTAATTTTAGGTAGCGCAACTGAAGGCATACTAGGCACAAATACACTTGGCTCAGGCACGTTGCCACTAGAGGTTACAAACCTTGTTAGCAAGGTATCAATCAGGCGTGGTCGCAATCGCATCACATCACAGTTTGAAGCTGGCACAGCTAATGTAACTTTGTATGATCAGAATGGCGATTGGAATCCAACCAATCCTGCCAGTATTTATTATCCAAACCTTGTGCCGCTAAGGCAGATTATCATCTACGCTACTTATGCAACCAACAATTACTTTCTATTCTCAGGCTTTATTACTAACTATGACACAGGTTTTAGACAAGGCAACGATGAGCTCAGCACAGTAACTCTGCGCTGTGTAGATGGCTTTAAGTTGCTTGCAGGCTCAGGCATTACAACTGTGCCGGGTTCAGGGGTGCAATTGTCAGGGGCAAGAGTAAATGCCATTCTAGATGAGATTGATTGGCCTATCAGCTTACGCGATATTGATGCAGGTGATTCAACCCTACAAGCAGACCCAGGCACAGACAGGGATGCCCTTCAGGCGCTCTTTAACGTGGAACAGAGCGAGTTTGGCGGCATTTTCCTAGATGGTAATGGGAAAGTAAACTTTGTAGGCCGTAATGCCCTTATAGCCACGCCAGCGTTCCCGGTCTATGAGTTTAGCGACCAAGGCACAGACATCTCATACACTAATGCAGTAGTTGCCTTAGATGATACAAACTTGATAAATGACGTAACTATTACACGTGTGGGTGGCACAGCTCAGAATGCCTTTGACCAAGATTCAATTGATAAGTTCTTCCTGCATTCAGGTCAACGCTCAGGCATATTGGTGCAGACCGATGCTGAAGCCCTAGATCAAGCCGAAGGCATCCTTGCCACACGCAAAGACCCTGAGATACGCATAGATAGCATTCAGCTCAACCTTTATGATGATGTCAACCCGAATAAGCCATTGGCAGGGGTAGACATAGAATTGCTTGATGGAGTAACAGTTACCAAGACCACCCCAGGCTCTACCAGCGTTGTTCAATCAAGCCTGGTAAATGCTATCCATCACGACATTACCAAGTCATCCTGGATGACTACCCTATACACAACCGAACCACTATTAGCAGGCTTTGTCCTAGATTCCGATGTATCGGGTATACTAGGTGAAGACGTGCTGAGCTACTAAGGAGAATAAATGGCAGGCGCAGGATATAAGCTCTTTAATACAGGCGATGTGTTAACGGCAGCTCAGGTTAATACGTATTTGAATGAGCAAACAGTTATGGTGTTTGCAGATTCAGCAGCTAGAACTACTGCATTAAGCGGTGTACTTGCTGAAGGAATGGTCAGTTACCTACAAGATACTAATGCTGTTGAAGTTTACAATGGATCAGCTTGGGTAGGTCTTGCTGCTGATCAAACACCGCTTACAACTAAAGGTGATTTGTTTACCTTTTCAACAGTTGATGCTCGCCTAGCAGTAGGCAACAACGGAGAAACACTCGTTGCAGATAGTTCCACTTCAACAGGACTTCGCTGGCAGGGTGATTACGCTGCTGGTAAGAACAAGATTATCAATGGTGATTTCAAAATAAATCAAAGAGGCTTTACAAGTGTTACCACTAACGGCACTTACTTTTTTGACAGATACATCTCAAGAATAACAGACGGCGGCGGAACTGTTACTATTACTCCGCAAGTATTTACGCCAGGAACTGCACCAGTATCAGGATATGAAGGTTCTAATTATGTTAGAGTAGTAAGTAGCGGTCAAGTTAATACAGATGCGAGAGCAGGATACGACCAAAGAATTGAAAGTGTAAGAACTTTTGCAGGACAGACAATAACAGTTTCATTTTGGGCTAAAGCAAATACTGGAACTCCATCTATTGCTGTTGAAGCCGTTCAGGCGTTTGGCTCAGGTGGCTCACCTTCTTCAACAGTAACAGGTTCAGTAGCAGCAGGAACTGTTGTAAAAAAAGCAATTACAACTTCTTGGGCTAGATATTCTTTTACTTTGACTATTCCAAGTATTGCGGGTAAAACTTTAGGAACTACTTTTGATGGTCAGTTAGAAATTATTACTTGGCTATCGGCAGGCAGCACTTTGAACACAAGAACCGATTCATTAGGTATTCAAAATAACACTTTTGAGATTTGGGGCGTTCAGGCTGAGGCTGGTTCAGTAGCCACTCCATTCCAAACTGCTACAGGCACACTCGCTGGGGAGTTAGCCGCTTGCCAGAGGTATTACTACCGAGCAAGTAACGGCGGTAATGCTAATTCAGGGTGGGGTATGGGTTTTGGTAGTTCAACTACAATGGCGCGTATTTACGTAACACCGCCAGTTACGATGCGCGTAGTACCTACGGCTGTTGATTTTTCTACCTTGTGTTTATATGACGGTGGAACTCAAACCAGTTTTTCATCTATGACAATTGCTGCAGGTGATAGCACTTCTAATTTTGTGCAAGTACAGCCAACAGTCGGCAGCGGTTTAACGCAGTACCGACCTTATTTCATAAATAGTTTCAATTCAAGCAATGGATTTCTCGGACTGAGTGCGGAGTTGTAAAATGGAAAACATCACATACATCACAGACGAAGAAGGCGTAGAACACGTCATCATTGACCGAGGCAATAACGAATTTACTTCAATGACTAAAGAGCATTGGGACAAGTTAGAAGCCGAGCGCGAGCAAAGCGGAACACTCTAATAGGATTATGCCAAAACTTTGCAAAGCTGGTCAGCAATTACGCGAGCAGATAGATGATGCGTTCCCCGATAGAAGTAGAACTTCACCAGAGGGGTGGCTCGGTGATCAACGTCATGCAGCGCGTAAGTCCGATCACAATCCAACTGCTGAAGGCATTGTACGTGCCATTGACATTAACGCTAATCTGCAATCCAACCCGGCAGAAGCATTTGATTTGGCGGATCAGTTACGGCTACTTGCCAGAACTGATAAGAGAATCAGCTACATTATCTTCAACAGCAAGATTGCAAGTTGGAAGAAGAACTATAAGTGGAGAAAATACACAGGCATAAATCCACATAAGACACATATACATATCAGCTTTACTGCTAAGGGCGATACAGATGGCAGTATGTTTGAAATCCCTATATTGACAGGAGAGCCCTTAAATGGAGCAAGCAAAAGCAGTAGCAGCAAGTTGGGCAAGAAGCTTCTTAGCCGCCGGAATAGCAACTTATTTGGCAGTAGGCTGGGATGCACCTGCAATTGTCAATGCAGCGTTAGTAGCAAGCCTTCCAGTTATCCTACGTTGGTTAAACCCTAACGATACGGCGTTTGGTCGGCGTTGAGCCCGGCTGAATGGGCAGGCTTTGTAGCTGCCATCCTTTCCTGCTGTGCGCTTATTGTCGGTGGGCTTAGATACATTATCCGACATGAAGTGCCATCAATACTTGAGGCATCAAATATCGTGTCGCGCATAGATAAACTTGAATCAATGGTTCTAGAATTGCTTACTCATGAGCGCAAGAAGAATATCAAAAAGCGAACAA